AATAATTTCATTGTTATATTCCCGTCCAAGCGTTCCAAATACGTTCCAAATACGTTCCAAATTCGTTCCATATTCGTTACAGGTTAGTGAGGCTATATGAAAGTACCTATGCAGATTTTATCTATTTCAGCGGGTAAATTAGATAATGGTGGTGATCTATACGCAAGTGTAATCATTTTAGATAGTGAACAAAATTCACAAATTACACCTGAAAGAATAGATGTAGGTCAAAAACACGCAAAGGTTAAGGTTTCTACAGATAATGACAATCAGCTTTGCAGAACTTTAGCTTTATCCGGTCAAGTACCTGGTACTTGTCTTGTTGATCTAGAAACTACTGTAAAAAAGGGTGAGATGGTTATCAAAGTTGTTGGTTTCCATCCTGCAAAAGTTGCTTAAATGATTTGTGCAGAGCTAACAAGTGAGAATTTTGTAAAAGCTGTTACATGTTCGTCTAATTCCTTAGTGCTTGTTGGTAAAGCAGATTATGAGGCATTAGTTAATAACAATTTAACTACTGTTTTAAATGAAATATTCGCTTTTGATATGGCGATATTTTCAATCGCTATTGGTACTTGTATGACTTCTTTTGTAGTTGCTCACGGTGCTGGTCGCGTTGTTCGTTGGTTAGGGAAATAATCCCTATTTTTATTATTTTTATATGGAAATTATTATGTCTAAAATGAAAACTCTTGCTAAAAAAACTGGTCTTGCTTTAACTCTTGCGGGTGCTTCTGTTGCTGCTAACGCTGCCGATTATACTAGTCAGATTACAGCTGCGGGTGGTGAAGCTAATACTAACCAAGCTGCCGTAATTACTGCTGTTATTGCGCTGGCTGTTATCGGTTTCGGTGTTGGTGCATTGTTGAAATGGATGAAGTAATCGGTGGCCACATCGATATTGTTAGCCTCAATATTTGCATATGTTTTTGTTGAGGGTTTCAAATCTGGTGTCATTGTTAGTTAATTAATCGCCTCGTTTATACGGGGCTTTTTTTGGTGTTCATTCTAGGATTGTCATGTTTAAAAATATTTTATTTTCAATGTTAATCTTATTTTCCTTTTCTGCTTCTGCTTTATTGAGGGAGGTTATATATGTTGGTAATTACGGGGATTCTGGCGGTATAGGTGTTGGCTCAACTGTTGATATGCAGACTTGGGTATATCAGATGAGGGCTGCAACTGGTGAATCGTATTTTATTAAAGGGGATTCAGTTAAGTATCAAAATAGGTTTAATACTGTATTTACTGTGAAACCAGAAGATACCAGTAGTTGCCCTTTTGGTGAAGAAGTTAATGATATGGGGGTTTGTGAAAAACCAGAAGAGCTTTTTTGTAGTAGTGATAACGTGAAAAACGAAATAAAAAAAGAGCGAAATAAATGTCCTTCTACTAGTGTTTTTACGCCCCATTGTGATGAGCAAAAAAAAACCTTAACTACTGATTGTGTTGATAAAGGTGATGGCGGTACTGATGGCGGTACTGATGGCGGTACTGATGGCGGTTCTGATGGCGGTACTGATGGCGGTTCTGATGGTAGTCAAACTGGTGAAGATTGTTGGTTTAATTGTGGTGACAGTGATACCAAACCAGATGAGGGGGCTTATTGTGCTGGTCCTGAAGCTAGACAAAAAGTAAATTCTGCTCGTGCTCATTGTGCTTTGAGAGCTGGCGGTAGAAATTTTACATTTAAGATCATATCTTGCAGTGAATCTACACATAAAGTTAAGACGAAATGCTTTATTGATAATGATGGCGGTACTGATGGCGATGGCGGTACTGATGGCGATGGCGGTACTGATGGCGATGGCGGTACCGATGGTGATAAATCACAAGATTATGCGGATATCATTAATAAATTATCGCGTTTAGATTCAACGAATATTTTGGGCTTTGAATCATTAAATTCAAATTTTAATAAATTAGAAGCAACGACAAAAGATGGTCTTGTTGATTTAAAAAATACGAATTCTTCTGGTTTTAGTAATTTAAAAAGTACGACTGAAGATGGTCTTAATAAATTAAATAATTCGACTAAAGATGGTCTTAATAAATTAAATAATTCGACTAAAGATGGTCTTAATAAATTAAATACTACGACAAAAGATGGACTTGATAAATTAAATACTACGACAAAAGATGGACTTGATAAAGTTGTTGAAGGTATTGATAAATTAAGCGATAAAATTTCCTTAACCAAGACTAGTGGTATTGATCTTCCTTCGGGAAGGATTTCCCTTAGTGATTCTGATTTATCTTTATTTAAAACAAAAGTTGAAGATAAGAAAGCGCTTTTAACTTCGACAATAGAAAACGGTTATAAGGATTTAAAGGAATCTTTCACAGTAGATGTTACCTCTTCTGGCGGTGGCAGTGATTTAGGATTTTCGATATCAAAAGGCGGTCATACAACTACTGTTGCAAGTCCGTTGGATTCTTGGTCTAAGTATTACGGTCAGATTGGCCTTGTAATAATGATGATAGCATCTATGAGTGCGGTGGTAATTGTATGTTCAAAAAATTAATTTTATGTATGTTTATGTTCTCGTCATTTTCTGCGTTTGCGGCTGGTGATGATTGGACTTTTGGCTCGATTTTTTCACAAATAGATTCGTTTTTTACGATTGCTATCGATTTCTTTTCTGTCGATATACCTGATTTTATTGATCGTTTATTCGCTTATCTTGTCGAGTTTATTATTTTCATGAAAGTGACGATTTTGATTTATTCTGTCGAGTCTGCTTTTAGTGTTGCCAAGCTTATTCTTGCTGATGTTGGCTTTATTCAGCTTGTTGAAAAGTTTGCTGGTAATCTTCCTGCTGACATTAGAAATGCTGCTGTTGAATTAAAGATCTTTCAGGCTTTTAATTTAATTGTTGAAGCTTATCTTGCTCGATTTGTGTTGGCGGTGTTATAGATGGCTTCAAAAATTTATCACGGGAACCCCGGTTCTTATAAGTCCTCGTCTGCCGTTTGGTTCGATTTACTTCCGGCCTTACGTAAAGGCCGCTGTGTTATTACAAATGTTGAGGGTATTTTAGATTTAGAATCTATTGAAAAAGTTTTGGGTGAAAAGTTTCCTGATTCGGCTCAGCTTTGGCGTTTTTCAACGCTTAATGATGTTGGTCATAATATTATTGCTAACTGGTTTCACTGGTTACCAGTTGGCGCGTTGTTGTTGATTGATGAAGTTCAAAATGTTTATTCAGATAAAGACAGAAATGAATTAAAAATACATGACGTTGCTTTAGACAGTAGTGCTTCTACTGATTCTGTTATGTCTGCTGTTGACTCTCTGCCTGTTGAGTTACGTGATTATTCTATGTCGTGCCTTACATGTATTGCTGATGATGGTTACACCGATGATTTAGCACTTTCTGAGCGTGATTCGAATGGTCATATTCGTTATCCACGCAATATTAAAGATGCGTTGATGCGTCACCGCAAATTTAACTGGGACGTTTTACTCTGTACTCCAGATATAACCAAAGTCCATTCGTTGATTCGGTCAGTTGCTGAAACTGCCGTTCAACATAAATCTCTTGATAGTTTCCCTTTGCCTTATTTTCAACGTAGACCACGTACTTTTGAGCACAATGCTCAAGAGAAAGGTTTAACGGCAAAGAAGGGCGATATAATTAAAAGAAGGAAGATTCCACTCGATGTATTTAAATTGTATAAATCAACTCAAACGGGTAAAAACAACAAAAGTGGGGCGGCTGCTAGTCCGATTGAGTCAAACGGTTTTAAGTTTGCTTTGGTTCTTTTATTATCCATTTTGGCTTTTTGGATTTATTATGTCTCGGGTTTCTTCGCTGATGATGAAGCTGTCGTTATTTCAGAAACTCAGAAAACAATTGAGGCCGTTAAAACAGACTCTGTGGAAGTACACAAAGCGGGTAGTTTTGTTGCTGATGATGATAATAGTAGTGCGGTTGGTTTTAAAGTTTCTCATTCTGAGCCTTTAGCTGATTATACGTTTTATTCTACTGGTTATATGGTTCAGAAAGCTTATTCTAGACTTTCAAATACGTTAACTTATGTTTCAAGTTCGTCTTTTAATATTGTTTTTATAGATGTTTATGAAGGTGATAATTTTATGTTTAGCACTGATAATACGGCGCTTATAAAAATGGGTTATGATTTTGAAACACTTTCAGAGTGTGTTTACCGTGTGACTTATAGTGATGTTTCTCGTGTTGTTGTTTGTTATGACAAAGATGATTATCAAGACCCTGATTCTGGCGATGATGATAGCTCTTTATTGGCCTCAAGACCTTCTACTTTTTGATATCAAAATGGCGAACCGGTAAGTCGTTTATGATATCAATCACGACCAATCAAATTGCTATTTTGATTGGTCAAATTGCTATTTTGATTTGTTGAACGGGTATCAGTATATTTTTAGGGCGTTAAAAGGTATCAAAATAACAAATTAAACACACAAAATGGTATCATTAATCCTTTATTTTGCTATAATAGATGCATAAACAAATCAAAAGGGGTTATCAAATGTTTAAGCATTCTGAAATTAAATTACCAGAAGATATAAAAGTTAAAGTAACTAAAATTAAAATTGTTGGTTCTGATAAATGGTACACAGTTGATTTTATTTCACCTAGTTGTACTTATGTTCGAGTATTGGAGACTTTAGGTTTTTTTGAGTCACATGCTATTACTCATTATTCTTTTGATGGGAGAGTTTGATATGGCCTTTCCTCTTAGACTTGATGAAAAGCAAGACGCTACATTAAATTCCTTTTTAGCTTCCTCTGGTCACGCAACTAAAAGTAAGGCTATTATTTGGTTGATTGAAAATGCTGAGCGTTTAATTGAATCTGATAAAAAATTAAATGATATCACTGATGCCTACGAACGAAAGCAAATGGCGGAAACTTTGATATCAGAATTGTTAACCAGGTAATGCTATTTGATATCAAGTGATCGATGGTTAATAGTTAGTGATTACGTGTTACATATGATAATTTTTATCTGTTGCGAGGCGCAGCCGTTGAACTTCTTCCTTGCCAAGCTGTGCTTTTTGTTAAGATTATGAGGGAATGCCTGTTACTGGGATGGATTTATTTTGCGAAATGATTGATTACTAAGTAGTATGAGTAAAACGAAAAAACGCTATCAGACAGCAATCCGATAGCGCTTTAAAACTTTAAATTAACCACAGCTTCGACGGCTTCTAGGTTTAATTCATTATGAATAATAGCAAAGTATTATTAAAAAATACAAGTTTTTGTGGGGGCTCATCGCCTGTGATGGCGAAGGCTGAGCAAAGAATGGGCGGTGAGCCCCTCGGTATATATGCAAAGTTACGTACCCCCCCTAAAAAATCATCTGAGTTTTTAGATGAATCAACGGGCGAATTTGTTGTTCTTGGTAAGCTTTCAAGTGTTGAAGCTACTAAGGAGGCACGAAAAATTCGTTTTAAACTACAGGATGCCGCAAGGGATGCGCTCTATCTTTTTCATGGTGATCATACGCCACTAAATAAAGGTGGTTATCCTGTTTATCATCGAACTTGTTCGTGTACTAGAATTAATATTTCTTCGACTGTTTCAATTGTTAAATCTTCAACTAATAAAAAATCTTTTTATTCAGGGCTTAGCTCTTGTGCTAGTGCTTCAACTTGTCCCATTTGTGCCGCTAAAATTAATGAACGTAAATCAAATGAATTACGCGTGATGGCCAACCAAGCTGAGGCCATTGGTAATAATTTATCTCTTTTGACACTTACAACCCCTCACACTGCATCGGATAAAATAGAAGATTTATTACCTAAAATATCTTGTGCATTAACTAAATTTTGGGCGGGTGCTTGGGCAACTCGTTTTAAAAATAAATATGGGATCATCGGTAATATAAGATCATTTGAAGTTTTGCATGGTTTAAATGGTTGGCATCCTCATTTTCACTTAATCATTGTTTCTGATAAGAAATTACCTTCAACAAACCGTACTGATAAGGGTTATATTTTAAATGATCAATCAGATGCTTGGCGTCATATTTTAAACCGTTGGAAATCGGTGTCTATCAGTGCTGGTTTGGGTATGCCTAATATGAATGGTCTTGATATACAGAATGGTGACAAGGCAGGTGAATATATTTCTAAGTTTGGTAGTGATGAGCAAATATTAGAAACTAAATCGGGTAAAAAAATAACTTGGGATATGATGGACGAAGCGACCAAGGGTATGACAAAACTTGGTAAAAAAGGTTCTAAGACTCCGTGGGCTTTGCTTTCTGACTCTGTTGATTCTGATTTAACACCGGAACAACGTAAAGAATCTAAATTTTTATTTTTATTTTACGCGCGAGCAATTAAAGGTAAAAACATGTTGCGTTGGTCGAAAGGATTGCGTGATCATTTCGGGTTAGGTAAGCAAGCTACTGATGAAGAAATCATTTCGCAGGAAGAAGATAAAGCAGATTTACTTTGTCATATTTTGCCTGTTGAATGGAAACAAATATTAAAACTTAAACATAGAAATTTAGTATTAGATTTAGCTGAGTCTGGCGGTTCTGTTGCAGTTGCCCGTTATCTTTTTGGCCTTGATAAATTTGCTGATGATTTTTTAACTTTTGAATCTGGTTTTAATGCTCGCGGTAAATCTCATGATGAATTTGAAGAGGATTGTTTTGACGAACGGGTTAAAACTAAGGTTGTTAAATATCAATTTCCACTCGAACTTAATCATAATACTAGTTATTTAGAATCTATTGCAGATGATATTTATTCAATTGCAAATTCAAAGCATAGAAGAGGTTTTTTTAAAGGTCTGTTTTTAGATGACAGGATCTCTTTAATTAAACGTCCTTTAGTCGCGAAGGATGAAAATATTTAA